GGGCCACCAAAGCCAGCAGCCAAGCCCTCAGTCTCCCAAGTACCGGCTACAGCGCAGATATAAAACACTGTGCTGTTATACATTTGGGATACACCCACACTCGCAAGCTGGCTGTCAATGGTGTCATTATTCAGGCCGTACACCTGCATATCATTTGCACCACGATGGATAACCGTTACTTCAAGACCAGCGACAGCGGCGGGCAAGCGGATTGAATCACCCGTAGTCGCAACCGTATTAATGCGGCTTGTCTGTGCAGTTAGCAGCGTAGCGCCTACCTGTCCACCACCAGCCAAGGCGGTGATGTTGTTTTGTGCGGTTTCATAAAAAAAGTCTGACATTACATTGTCAAAAATACCTTTTGCACTCATGATTTTTTCCCTAAAAATAGCAGGGCCGAAGCCCCGCTTTTTGGTTTACAGCAAAGGCATTGAGGTGGACAAATTGCCCACAACAAACGGCTGCGGACGAGCCACAAGCATGGTGTAAGTCTCAGCAGCGGGAGTAATCGCGCCTGCAGTTGTGTTGCTGTAAGTCACTGCCAGCGTTGCGAGTGCGGACACGCGCGCTGTAGCGATAGACAAGCCAGCTTGCCCCGATGGCTTGGTGATAAACACCACATCAGAGACTTGCAAACCAACAACAGTAAATGTTTGCTCTGCTGTAGTAGCCGCTGCGACTGCCACGGGAATAACAGCAAGCGACAAAAGGCCAAGCTGCGAGATATTGCCAAAAGGCGCTTGCACTACGCCAAATTGACTTAGCGATGGGCCGGGGTTTGAAGGTAAAGCCATAATTTAATTTCCTTTTAAGAATGAAAAAAGCCCCGGTTAAGGGGCTTCGTAATGGTTAGCCTGCAACCCGTACAGCAAGCTCTCGGTACAGGGGCGCGTAACCGTACAGTACATCGATACGAGTCGGCAATGCGTCGTTGTTGATCGTGTACTGACGAACCACACGCATCGAAACACCAACGTCTTTATGCGATGCACGGGCGCACATATCAACACCACCTGGCAATGGCAAGTCAGCAGACACGAGCGTGTAAGCGTCCTTGTGGAAGGCCAAGTTTTGCGGAGACGAAATACCTGCACCTGCGTACATGGTGATTGGCGCATTTGCAGCGGGTGCTGCATTGATGTTTTGGAATTGACCAGCAGAGATGCCAGCCATCGCAACAGTCAATTGCAGCGTGCCTGTACCAGACGATACATAAGTACCGCCCGTATCAACCAACGTAATCGGGTCAAGTGCGGGCACGTATGTACCAGCAGCAGGCGTGCCTGTTGGGATGGTTACAACGAACGTCCGCACCTTACCGCCGCCCACTATCTTGCGGTTCTGGGGGTTGACTGCAAGTACACCAGTCATTGACAAAACGTCACCCACGTTGACAACAGGTGTTGATGCAGTCCAGCCTTTAGTACCCAGCGTGCCACGGTCAGCCCAACCCGAGGTAAGCAGGCCCGAGCTTGCTTGTGTCGCGTCAAACAAAGGTGTACCGCCGCCAGCGCCAAAGGTTTGCACATTCATGTTCTGATCCATGTAGAAATCAAAACCTAACGTAGCTTTCCCTAGCAAGCCCTTTTTGTACTGCTCGCCAATCGTGGCTTGTGGATTAAACAAACCGACCAGACCACCGGCCATAGATGCTTGTGTCCATTGGTCAAGCAGCATATAACGCTCACCATCACGTGGTACGCCTTCAGAGTCCAGCCATGCGCCGGCTTGCAGGAATGGCGTAACTGTGGTCGGCGCCGTGCCTGGTGTGCCAGTGATGTTGAAGGCCGCCTTCGTTGCCATCGTCAGACCGTCATAATCGATTCTGTTGGCAATGGTTGCGATTTTCGGCTTCAGTACGCGCTTGCTAAACATGTCCATAGACAGCAGCAAGTCAGACGTAATGAATTGCGTATCAACGTGGAACTGACTTGTTAGCGCTACTGGAATACTCGTCTCAAGGAAGTCCTCGACATTTAATGCCGGCCCCATCGTGCCTTTGAACCTAGCTGGTTTCACAGCTAAAATGTTACTCACCTTTCGGCGGGGGGAACCTCTTCGGATTCCCCTCTCTCGCTTCTTTTGTTATACGAGAGGTCAGACTATCGCATCAGTTTGTTGTAAAAACTGTTTTCCCGCTTAGTCGTTCAGGCTGCACAGCTTTCGCTTGCTTGCCCCCTGTCATCCACTGCTGGATTTCCAAGTCAATCAGGGAAAATTTATACCGTGCGCAAACTCTTAACGCACGTTAATGGTGTAGCCGATTTTGGCACCATCCACACCAAATTTATCATCGTATTCGCGGTTGATCTTGTCCGCGAATACCAGATCATTCTCAAGGATCATCAGACCCTCGTTAGTGATCTCCGAGATCGTTAGAAGGTTATTACTCATTTACTTTGCTCCAAAACAAAAGCCGCAAAATCGCGGCATGTGGTTTAGCGCCTTTGCTTTTCAGCTAGTCGTCTGGCTCGATGTTCCTCAAACGTGGCCGCTGGGCCTGATGAAGATGCAGCGAGACCTTTAACTTGCGTGATTGGCTCGGGCGCTTTCGATTTTTTAGGAGAAGTCGAAGCAGTTTTGGTCGTGGTCTTTTCGTCAGCAGCGTCTGTCAGGTCACGCTCCAGGTTAGTGATTTGCCGTATCGCCGCCAAGGGTTTCATGGCTGCAATGCGTTTCGCTTCCTCTGGATGTAGGGCGAGGTAATAGGCTATTTCTGGCCCTTGCTCACTCTCTAACATGGCTTGGTGCATAAACGAAGGAATCTGTACATCAGAGCCGCTAAGAACCTCGGCGTAATCTTTGATGCTGTCAATCGCTGTCTGCTGTCGTTTTTCCCACTGATTTGCAACATCGGCCTGTTCTGCCTGTTGTTGCGCATCACGCGTTTGCTGCTCACGCTTTGCTACCGCTGCATCTGCCTTCCAGTCTGTCAGTGCTTCGATGTAATCGTTTTCACTGTAAAACTGCGATCTGGCAGGTTTGTCGGTTGCTTGCATGGGCTGCGCTTGCGCACGTAAGACGGTCAATTCCGCGATAAGTTTTTGATTGCGGTCTTCCGCTTCCAGTGCCTTCGCACTGGTGTCACGGTTTCGTGCAATCAAGTCAACGATGCGGTCTTGTGCTGTCTTTTTATGCTTCTGCTCTCCTTCGCTCGGCTTGTCATCCGACTTCGGGTCTTGCGACTTTTCAGCGGCCTCCACTGACGCGGGAGAAACGAGACTTGCCAGAACGGTGTCTTGTGTTTGCACACGGGACATTGATGCTTCACGGGCATCAGGCGAATCCACTTTTGCAGTGTCAAAGGTCATGGGTAACGTCCATAAACGAGAAAGCCCACATAAAGCGGGCGTAAAAAAACCCACTTGGATTGCTCCAAGCAAGTCAGGGTGCTGTTTAACGTTCAGCGAACGAATAGCGCTTCTTTACGCGCTAAATGTGGTACTTAGATTTCAATGAATTGATGCGGTTTAAAAGTTTTTCCGCTTTCCAATCGTCGTTAATTTCTATGCGTTTGTTATAGGCGGGTATCAATTTGATTAACTGATCTATTGCACACTTTCTGCCAATAATGTTTTGATTCCAAAACAATTCACGCAACACAAAATCGTTGCGTTCTCTGATCGCTTGTTCGGCTTTAGCTTTTATTGCTTGTTGCCGCTCTTCTTCCGCACGTTCTAAATCCTTCTTTTTATACAGAGCCTCTTGTTTTAGCAACGCGGCCTGTTCTAGTTCTCTTTTTGCTTTGTATTCCAGATAATCAAAAGCCGGGGGCGGCGCTACTTTCGGAACAAGCTGCAACTTAGGTTTTGGATTAACCTTTTTCGGCGGTGTATCTGCCTTCTTAGACCTCGGCGGCATGGCCTGACGATAATCAAACTTATCAGCGAATACGCTCCCCTCACTTAGCAAATAGCCGTTGGTTGCTACGCTTCGACAAATGGCGCTTACATCCTCGTCATATTCGTATGCTTCGTGAAAATCCGCTACATCATCCCTAAAGTACATGGCAACTCCTTTATAAAAAGGAGGGGCGCTTCCCAGCGATGCCTCGAAACTTGTTTAAGTCGTGATACCGAATCCAGGCGTGATGTACACGTTGGCTGTAGTGACTAGCGTTACAGCGGCTACCGTATTATTTGGGCCTTTGTTGATTAGTTGCGTATTGCCAGCGGCAACGGGGATGCTTCTGATCGAGGCTGTTGCACTGCCATAACCTACGGTGATAAAAGCCAGTGAAGGGCCATCGTTATAGACGCGAATGGCGGTGCTGGTCAGTGCCGCGCCTGCGGGCAGTGTTGCCGTGCCTGATACGGTTGTCGCAGCGATAAGCAGCGTGTCGCCTACTTGCGTGAAGGGTTGCAGTTCTACAGCCATGATTTAGCCTCTTATTTCGGTGTTGTTGTTTGGTGCGCCACGTTGCAGCGCGCGTTTGTGTTCAATTTGCATATCGGTGGTTGCATCAATCAATGTTTCGTGCAAGGACGTTTCATTTTTCTTATCTGTGTTTTCAATCTCAAACCGACCGCGTAGCTCAGCCCGCTCATGTTCGCCAATCTCGCGCAAGTGCAGGCGGTTTGTCTCGTTATGTTGCACCATTTGTTCGCGTGCAGTAATAGCCTGCTCGCGTTCCTGCACACCAAACACACGCGCCATTTTTTCCTTGGTCAATTCGTCAAGTTGGCCCTGCAAGTGTTTGACCTGACCCATTGCTTGCGACAACATCTGATGAACTTTAGGGTCGAGGTCTTTTGGTATTTCTTTATCAATCTGTGCCAGTGGGTTAGACATTGCCAAGCGGTCAGCGAGTGCGTTGGCTCCGGGAAAGTCCATCTGCCTGACGATAAGATCGCCTGCTATCTTGCCAACTTCAGGCACGGCTTTAATGATGTTTATCATCATTTCGCTGTTCTGTTCGCGCTTGCTGTCATAGCCTGGTCCTGTGTCCATAACAATGTCGTATGTACCCACAGTGAGGTCATTCAATATCTTTTCAGCCGCCTGTTCATTGATGTTTGTGGCCTCGGGGTTGCCATCCTCACCGATGATTCTGATGGTGCGCTTTGTATCGTAGTAATGCGGTATCAGGTTAAGCAAAACCAAGCCAGTCCAGCGAATCGAGCGTGTGAGGTTGTCATAAAAGTGAAAGTTAGACAGGTCAGACTGCTGCTGACGTTTGCCGACCATCGTGCCTGATGTTTCATTACCGCCAGCACCAAGCGCCGGGTCAAACATGCCTGCCACAGCTTTTAAATCCTCACTAGCAGCCATTGCAGCGTTAACGCTAGCGGCTGGTACTTGCTGTGGCGATAAACGCTGCGGTGGCGGTATGGGTTGACCATTTTCGTCATGGACTATCTTGTACTTCAAGCTGGAATAGTTGCGCACGTTGGCGTTATTCCACTCCTCCTCGCGGCCCTCGTCTTGACCTTCAGCCATCAACCAAGGGGCCTTAGGTGCAAGCGCAACGAACTCGGTTTCCTGCGTGCGCCAAAAGTTATACATCTTTTGGGGGTCTTTAAGGTTACGCACCATGCCGTAACGGATGCACTTACCGCCCTCGACCACCTCAGCACCGTAAACAGGTATAACGGGCAAGTAGCGCCCTGCACAGTCACGCTTCTCAAGCTCATCCAGGCCACTCAGTAATGACCACTTAACGACGCGGCGCATTGAATCGCGGCTGTCTACTGTCTTGATTCCCTGCGCCGCCAATACGTCAGGGTGCGGCATATCAGACAAAAACGCTGACTTACCATCCGACATTTGATATAGTTTTTCAGGCGT